TTCTGGTTTTTCTTTTTTAACAACGATTTTTAGTAAATTCTCTTCAGCCTCTAAAGCCTCTGGCTCTTCAGGAAGGCCTTCCTCTTCCTGAACAAATAATTTAATAGCCTCAAGTATTTCTTGATTTTTATTCATGATTTTTGAATCTCGCTTACTAGTGCTTGTATTTTTAATATTTTCTTAAGCAAATCTTCAGTAATTAATTGGCTTTTAAACCCGTCTATCGTTTTCATCACTGCGAGCATTTTTTCTAACATTTCAAAATCTTTTTTAATTTCTTCTTCATCAAGAGCTTTTTTAATTTCTTCTTTAGCTCGGCCAAGCTCTTCATTTAAAAAGCACTTAAGCTCTAAGCCGTTGTCTCTAAAAGAATTTACATATTTAGAAAGCAACTCTTTTTGTTCGCTTAAAAGATCTTTATATGCTTCATTGAATTTTTTAGAAAATAGCTTAAGCTCAACACTATTTAATTTTTTTATCTCACTATCCTCTGAAGGTTTTTGAGTCATGTGATTTATAATTTGTTTTTCCAGCATAACCCGTTGCTTAATCGGCACAGATTGATTAAAAATCTGAGATATGCTAGCTATTGTTTTATAATTTGGAACATAATTTGTAAACACTTTTGAAGAAACCTGCTTATTAATTCTCGATACAAGATGAGACTGTGTATTAAAAACATGATTGTTGTTAAGAGAAAGGTAAACTCTCTTTACTTCGTTCAGAATCTTTTCGGCATCCTTTGTGTTAACGCCTCTCGTTTCATATAAACTTTTGTACAAAGATAGTTCTTGCGACAAAACTGAATCTTTTAAGAAAAATTCAGATAAAATATTTTTTACCCTTTGTTCTTTTTCTAAATCTTGGCGTATTGCAGCCCTTGTTAGCTCTTTTACAAGTATTTCAAAAATAAAAGCTGTATTTCTCCGCTTATTGTGCTTTAGCTTCATCACTTTTCTTCTCCAAATTATTAATCAAATCCTGAATTTCGTTGTTTGTTCTAAACAGTTTATGCTCCATGATAACACTATAATTAGGCTTTTCTTCTGAAACAACTCCTTTTGCAAGCCTATCAAAATTATATTTTAATTCCATGCCTCTTCGGCCGCCTTGTCGGTGGCCGGCCTGGGACATCATATTCTTTTTACGCGGGGAGGCGCCTCTTCTTTTGTCCAACTCTTTGGGAGTCGGCTTATACCACTTGCCTTTTGAGGCGGCAGTAGTGGTTTCCACATTACCAAGCATGTCCCGCTTTTTAACTTTATGCCACATATAATCAACTTCATCTCGTTTACCCGGAGCTTCTGCCGGTGGGCCGGCTGCTTCGGGGCTGGCCAGCAAGCCCTCAAAGCCGCCAGCGCCTTCGGGTGCGGCGTCGGGTGCCGCGGTCTCTTCGGGCGCGGCAGGCGGTGCTCCCATTTCTTCCATGCCGCCCATTTCTTCCATGCCGCCCATTTCTTCCATGCCGCCCATGTCGCCGAGTGCGCCCATTTCGGCGGCGCCGGCTGCTTCGCCGGCGACTTCAGCAACCTTTGCCATTGAAGCTTCAAGCTTCTTATCATAAAAGCGTTCGCGCTGATTTCTAACAAATTCGTCCTCTGAAATGCCAAGAATATTCTTTGCGACCCACCGCTTACTAAACATTTGTGCAATTGCGCCATCAACAAGGCCCAACTTTGTGGTCCAGTGTTCAAGCTCTTGAAGCTCAGCAATCTTTGATGGGTTATGAAGCTTCAATTTAAAACTGGTCAAATCTTCGCCGCGGTATCCCAAAGTGTACAGATGAACAATTGCCATTTTTTCTAATTCTGAAACCAACGATCGTTGTAGTCTTTGAATTGTTCTGGCAAAACGAATATCTTTTTGAGCTAGTGTTGCTTTATCTTCCTCGCCGCCTTCACCGCGAATAAGATAAGACATTGGAATCTTAATTGCTGCAAACAATTTATCACGCAAATATTTAACATCGTCAATGGCGGTGGCCCACGTAGGGCCAGATAGATTTTCAATCTTAGTTCCCGATGTTCCGCCGCGGACGGGGATATAAAAGTCTTCTTCGATTGTGGCGGGATTATATCTCAAATCAACTTTACCAGTGGTGTTGTCAAGTACTGAGTGTCGCTTCATTTGAGTCATGGCTTTTTGCATAAACTGCTCAACTTCTTCCGGAGGAATGCCCCCAACATCAATATAAAATATACGACGATCCGGAGAGCGGACAATTCTATAAGCCATCATGGCGTCTTCTAGCATTGTTAATTGGCGCCAAACTCTTCGGGCCGGGTCTAATATGCTTGTTCCGTATGGAGCATATTTATCATTGCCAAGCACTCTAAAATGTGCAACCTGCCAATTTTCTAATGTCATTCCAGCAGAATTCCACTGAAACTGAACATAACTTGGGTTCGATTCGTCTTGTCCTTCTATTCTTTCTATTTCGCCGGGTGGCAAACCTAGAACATTTTTAATGCCAATTTTATCGTCGATATCTAAGTATAGGAAAAAATCTCCGTACTTAGACATAGTTCTTGCCCAACTATACAAATTATTTTCAACATTTAAAACCTGATAAAATAAAGTATCTAATATTTCTTTAATTTCTTGATTCAAACAATCGATTGTTATTAGTTTGTCAAACGATGAATGAGTTGTAATTTCATCTGCATAAATATCCAGAGCAGAAGCTAATTCGGGCGTAAACTCCATTTGATCAAAATCACCATAGCGCTCTATTCTGTTTTGATTAAACATAATGTTCGCTAAAACACTTTCAAATGGGTTGTAGGATTTCTTTTTAAACTGCTGGCCACTGGCAGATTTAAATCTTTTTGCATATTTATCTAAATGATGCTTTTTGCCAATTCTAACTTGTTGTCTCCGATAATTAACAATCGGACCAGACAACAGCCTTGTCAGCTTTTTGAATAAAGTTGATTGTGGATTTCTTGGATTCCTCTGAGTTCTTTGTTTTGTGTGTCGATTAGCCATTACCTATTATCCTATTTCATAAAAAATGGAGGTTCGTTAAAATCATGTCCTGCCGCTGGCGCGCCGGGTTGCCGGCTGTTTTTTCTATATCCGTTCATTCCATTAATTTTTGTTCCAAACGACATTTTTGATGACATTATTGAACCTATCATTGCTCTTTTATATTCCGCCTCGTGATAATTAGCCATTAGCGCTGTTTCACGAACCCAGCATGCAATTGCTGCAGCCAGAACCAAATCATCATTATAGCCGCGCAGGGCCTCCGCTCTTCCGCTATTCCAAACAAAAGTTTTAAGTTCGCTTAAAAATCTTATTGAACTAATTTTTAAAACTTTATTTCTAATTAGCTCTTCTAATTTTGCCACAACTAGTGGTCTAGTTTTAACAGTAGTAGAAAAACCCGGGGTTACTGTTTTCTGATGCTCTGCCAAATATTGATCAACGTGTTCGTGGCTTCCTTTTCTGGAATAGTAAAGATTCGGGTGCTTCATATCTCGCAACTTATCTAAAACCGACATGCCGATTGAATTATTTTCTACCACCGCTAAACAAAAGCCGTATTCTTTGCTAGTTTCATAAATTAATGAAGCATACATATCTAAAGGAAGCTTTCCTTGATATTCTGCAGCCTGCTGCATTGTTTCAGAATTAAAAATATGAAATGCAGAATTGTCTTGGCCATCTCCGCGCGCCACATCTGCAATCAAAAAATATTTTTTTGTTGCATCATAGGTTTCCCAGATCCATAAATTTCGATCAAAACCAGTTTTATATATTGGTTCTTTAATGTCTTCCTGTATTCTTTTTAAATCTTCGCCGGTTAATAACGTTTCGCCAGACATACTAAAATTACATTCAAGCTCTTGTGCTACATCTCGGCGCGACATATTACGACTTTCTTTTTCAAACCACTCCTGATCTCTTTCGGGGTGCACTTGCCAAGGAAGCACCATGTAATTAAAATCATTTATGCCTTGTTCTGCTTCGCTATATAATTTATGAAACATGTTACCCACGCCTTTTGGGGTTGAAGCAATAATACAATCCCCGCCAGTAGATAAGGTGGGCAATAGGCCGGCCCATAAATCATCAAGGCCATCAATAATTGCCGCCTCGTCAATAACCAACAAAGAAAGAGCTTCGGAGCGGCCTGCGTCACCTGAAGTTGAAATTGCTTTTACTTCACTTTCATTATCTAGCTTAAAAGAGTTTCTATTGTCAATAACAATGTGAGAAATCACCATCCACTCCGGAAGAGACTTTATTGCTAATTTTGTTTTTTTAACAAGATTGGCCGCAGTATTTAATTTTGTTGCCAGCACAACAACATTTTTTCCTTTGCGAAACAACATCAGCCATGCGATATAAGCGGAAATTGTAGTAGAAATTCCAAGCTGCCGAGCCTTTAAAATAATATTATAGCGATAGTCTGTAAAATCTTTTATAGCTTCTTTTTGGAAATCATAAAGCTTAAACGGCACCAAGCCTTTCAGCGGATGGGAAATTTTTATATAATTATTAATAAAATAAACTGGATCTTTGCCGCATTTGAGAAGTTCTTTCCGTATTTCTGCCTTGGTTAAATGGTATTTCATTAATCATTTTCTTTAATAAGCTTTATCATTTTTCCCCAACTTTAAGAAATTTCTAACAGCATCATCTACATTTTTAATGTGTGGGTCGGAGGTTGCGTCAACATCATCGACGGCCGTAATATCTGGCGTTTTACCGATAGTATACCACTTTACAGACTGAACCCAGTTGCGCTTGCTGTTCATTCGCTGAATCAAAGAGTCTGTTTCTTTTTCCGGAGTCAACGTAAGGCCGGCACCAGTTGTTTTTTTATATTCTTTCTTTAAAAATTTAGCAATATCGCCAAACATTTGTTCTATCTCTTCTTCAAAGCGAGCGGGCCCTCTTTTGTGAATATCCTTCATATTAACTTCGCCATGATAATTAATACAAAGTTTATTCCCATGAAACTTAATGCCAAAGCCGTCTATTACTCTTTTGTCTAAAATAGGATCGCCTTTTTCTCTTTTTAGGCCAACTTTAATTCTTTCGCCCTTGTCGTCATATCCATCCCAAGCATTTGAGGCCGCTTGTGATATTCCTCTAATTATGTCTAGAGTTGTCATTCCTTTGTTTTTTTCTTCAGCCATTTTTAGGTCTCCAGCCTTTTATCCAACGCTCTTCTCGACCGTCGATATATTTTATAAAGCACTCAAAACAACATTCATATTTATTCATATAAATATCATCTTCTATTTTAAAAGAATAGACCTTGCAAATAGGACATATTCTATCTACTTCTCTATTAATTAGTTTCTTGGGGATAAAAAAACCGCCGGCGTTGACCTTCTCTTCGTATTCTATTTCTTCCTGTTGTATATGTTGCTTTTTAAGTTGTTCTAAATATTCTTTTTCTTTTTTTTCATCCCAAAAACTAGCCGGATTCTGAATAGCCTCTTCGCCATATTTTTTTGCTATAGCTTGTTCCACCTTTGCAATATAATTCAAATCCTTCTCTTTTTTCATTTTGCCGTTTGAACCGCTGCGTAAAAAATACCCAACGACAAAGCGACACCACTTACAACACCACCAGCAAACCACCAATGGTTGTATTGGTTAGGCTGTTCCAGAGTTATTTTTTGAAGATGTCCGATTTCGTCATTTTTGATTTTTAAAATGGCGCTGTACTTCTTTTCTGTAGCTTCCAGCGAAGCCTTGACTGTGGAAGTCAGCATATCGCACTTGGCATTCTCTTTCGCCAAGCTGTGCTTAAGCTGAAGGGAGCACTCTAATTGGCCTTTGTCTTTGACCGTTAATAACACGGCGTTTGCTTCATAATTGTAAAGAACGCCGTTATAGGGCGCCTTCTGGCCCTGCCTAATGTCCGCTACTTTTGGAGCATCAGAGTAAACGCTTGTTGGAATAATAACAATTAAAAACGCTAAAATTAAACTAATCAGTCGCATCATCTGTTAATACCAATTC